CGCTGACGCTGACCGTTCCCTCCAGCCCAGTGGGAGCCATGCTTCCTTCGCCCATGGTGGCGACGACGGGTGCAGCCGTGAATTGGCTGAGGGGATAGGCGTGATCGTTGAACTCGACCACGGTGCTGAGGACGGGCTGTCGGCCCTTCTTCAGCTTCTTGGCGTCCGGGATGTTGACCGTGCCGGGCAACCGCATGATGCGGTCAATGTTGTGGCAGTGGTCGGCCCCGAACAGGATCTCCAGCTGCAGGTTGTACCGCTTGGCGTCCTCCGCGAGGCCGAGGTCCCCGCCAATGTGCATGGGGTCCGTCAGCCGCCAGAAGCCCTGATACCCGCCCCCGCTGTAGACGATGGCCGTGGCCGGCGGCACGCCCTGCGGCGGGTTGCGTAGCTGGGCAAGGCAGCGCTCCTGCTCCTGGGCAAGGAACGACTGCTGCTCCTCCGGGCTCATGCCGGGCTTGGGTGGCCGGGGGTCCAGATCCACGTGGAGCCATGCCAGCTCCTTGATGACCTCACGCTCAGCCTTCTTCTGCAGGGGGCGCGTGGGCGGGTTGACGTGAAAGTAGATGTTGCGCTGGCCGTTGTACTGGTCGATCCACTGACCCATGGCCTCCACGCTGCTAGCGTCGAAGGTCTGGGTGGCCACCCCCTTGCGGTCCGTGCTGATGGACGTGAGAACCCAGGGCCCAGAGGGCGACCACTGCCGGAGGAACGCTATGGAGGCGGGTGTGTCGGTATTCATCGGTGAGTTCTGAGGAACGAGATCAGCTCTTCCGTCCTGAGACCGTTTGACCAGTAGAGTAGGGCACTGGAAACCAACTGAGCGCGAGTCGATACCCCTAGCACTTCCGCAGCTACGTCACCAGCCCACAAGAACCACTCACTGCGGTTTGCCTGAAGCATGACCCAGCTGTTGCCGCCCCTGCGAATGCGCTTGCAGGCCCATACTTTCTGCTCCTGCTCCAAGGGATGGTCCAACCGCACAACGGTACCCGCCTGCTTTGGCCAACTCCTAAGCCACTTGCACTCGATCCATCCATGGATGTAGTTGATGTCAGGCGTACCGGGGCCGACGCGATTCTCAACGCTGATGGCATCAAGAACCTTTAAGTCCTTGACCAGACGCTGCCTCATGTCGGACTCAGCCATGGAGGATCTCTACCTCCACGACCTCGACCTCAGCCTCTTCGAACATCTGCTGAGACAGAGCGTACAGATCCACCGCACCTGTCTTCACTTTCTTCGGCTTCTGCTTGGGGTTGGAAGGTATCACAACCTTCTTGATTCCTGCCTGTATGATACTCCCGGCACAATTGGGGCATGGGAGACCCACGCTGCAATAGAGCGTAGCTCCCGTGAGGGTAGCGTGGCTGCTAAGAAGCGCGTTGACCTCCGCATGCACGACGATGCTGTACTTGATGTCGCGCTCTGAGTATCGCTCCGGAAGATCGTTCACTCCCCTGGGAAAACCGTTGTAGCCAACGGCCAACACGTAGCGAGTTTCCGTGTCCACGATGACGGCACCCACCTGGGTGCTGGGATCCTTGGACCAGGAACCAACCAGCTCGGCCATGGAAAGAAAGCGGCGATGCCACTTCTCAATTCGTTCCAGTTCGATCTTGAGGAGACGACGCAGTTCTGCACCGGCTTGACGTTTGTTCATTGCTTTGTCCAGAACAGCATGTTGATCACTGTTCCAATGGCGAAGTAGAGGAGAATCAGTCTCCACTCTCCATGATAGAGAGCCGTCCCGAGGAGGGACAATGTGAAGAATACTTCTCCCGGCCTCATTCGGAGAAGTCCGGAACGATCAGGGCTCGTTCTTCTTCCACCGTAAGGCCCTCCGGCCCAGAGAGGCAGAGACACGGATAGGTGGAGGGCACCTCGCTGCAGAGCGGATAGTAGTACAGATGGCACTGGGGATTGAGCGGAACGCTGTTTCCCGTACCGCCACAGCCGCGGTTTCCCATCAGGACAGTAGCCATCGCCAGAAGGAAAATAGCCCGCTTCACAGTCGGATCCTCTTGGTCAGACCGGCCGTCACGACACTGCGGGGAACGGTGAGAAGACCTTTGAAGTCCTGCTCCACCACGAGCTTGACTTCGATACTGGCCTGAGCGGCGGTGTTGAGTGCCGCGTTGAACTCTTCCAGCGCCTTCTTCACCTTTGCTGCAATCGCAAGATCATCCATTTCTACTTCTCCATGCTCGCACCCCAGCTGGAGCCGAGCTCTGTGTCCACCTTGAACGGTAGACGAAGATTGGGAATACAGTTGCTCATGATGTTGGCGGCGTCGTAGGCAGCCTCTTCATTGGGGAAGCTGCCTGCTACCTCATCATGAACTTGGAGCTGGATGTAGTGACCGGCCGCATCCATGTCGACGAGGGCTTTCTTGGTCTGATCTGCGCTACTTCCCTGGACCAGACGATTGAGAGCCTTGTGGGTCCAGTCATAGCCACCACCATTCTTCTTTTCCGGAAAGCGGCATCGTCGCCCCAAGATGGTGACGATGTAGCCCATCTCCTTGGCGCGTTTGTCTGCAGCGCGAGAAATCTTCTTGAGGAAGGGGAGACGACTGTTCAGCTGATTGATCAGGGCCTGTCCAGCATCTCCGGCTACTTCCTTAACCTCACCCCTACGACCTTCATCCTCGGAAGAGGCAGTCCTGATGGCGTAGTCTTCTGCCTCTTCTCTCGTTTCGAAGTATTGAGTGCTCTTGCTGCGATCGTTGAAATAGAGCACGGCCCATCGTGTGGGGAGACCTAGCTTATGGCACAGTTTGGCACCACCCATGCCGTAGATGATAGCCAAGAAGAGAATCTTGGATTCCGACCGAGCAATCCCAGCCATGTCCGCGACCATCTGATGATAGTCTGTGCTGGGGTTATCTCTGTACTGCTGCGCAGCTTCACTCGCTCCTGGAAGTTCAATCAGGTCTGCGTAGTGGATCAGCATTCTAGGCTCTTGCTGACTGTAGTCCAGACTCCCCCACAGAGTATCCGGTTCCGGGACGTAGACCTTTCTCCAGAAAGGAGCGAACTCGTCTCTAGAGGGTTGCTGTTGAAGATTCGGCTTCTCACTGCTCAGGCGACCGTAGGCTGCTCCTCCAGGGTCGCCGTCATCCTTGGTCTTTCTCAACTGGTTGAACGTGGTGTGGATACGTCCATCTACCATGTGTTCGCGAACACTTTCGACGAACGTGGTGCGCAACTTATTGACCTTGCGAGCCCACGCAAGATGATTCGCTACGGGATGATCAATCCCGCTGAGAACCTCCTTGTCCACCTTGGGCTTCCCAGTCTTGGGGGTCTTTCCCACCTCGATGCCCAGATGGGTTAGGACCGGGGCGATCGCTGCTGCTTTCCAGACGTTGCCCACTCCCACATTTATCCCAGTGGCATGCTTGACCTTGGCCAACGCCTCGGTCTCTTGCTGCAGAGCCCAGACAGCGACTTTGTCCAGATGGTCGCAGTCAATGGCTACCCCTCGGCGGCGCATGCGGATCAGAACACGCTGGACTTCGCATTCCAGGTTGAAGATTGACCAGAGATTCTGCTTCTCAATCTCCTTCTCCTGCTTGTCCAATACCTGCAGAGGACGCAAGCTATCAATGGCCGCATACTCTCCAACGTAGCGGGCGGGGAGCTTGTGCATCTCGGCCTTCATATTCTGGAGCTCGAAATGACGGGCTGCTCTCTCCAACAGGGCTTCGTCTTTGCCGGGCAGGCCCCAGCGTTCGCAGACGGCTTCCAGGTTGTAGAGCCAGTGCAGCTCGTTGATCAGCGGATCAGCAATCTGAATGTCACGTAGACGACACCGCCCACTGAGGAAATCTGCCCCCTCCTGGGCCAGATAGTCCAGATCGTAGTCCAACTTGGCTCCGACCAGAATCCCCCTGAAACGCTTTGCTTGATCGCGGATGTAGCGCAGCGCCATTTCCGGATCTTCTACATTGTCGCCACCTTCGTGACGCAACGGAACATAGAAGCTGCGACTTCTGTCATCATTGATCGTGAAACTGTAGCCGATGATGTGACAGCCGGGTCGTCGGACTCCGATTCCCTTGGTCTTCAGTTCTGGATCCTTGGTCTCCGTATCGATGCAGATTTTTCCATGCTCTGGCCATAGGGGGAGGTCAGCCACCTTGGGAGCTACCCAGGTAGACTCCAGCGTTGCCGTCAGCTTTGCAAGCTGAGGCCCCGTGAAGGTGGGAGTGACCTTCTTCTTAGCCATTGATCTTCTTGATCACTGCGTTCACATATCGGAGAGCTATGTCTGCCCCGTCGAAAGACCCTCCTCCAAGTGCTGGTCTCTGGAGAAGAGAGAAGAATACTTTCTGGACGTGCTCGTCGTCGACTTCGTTGATGGCGAAATACAGTTCCAGGATCTTGGTGGGAACGTGCCACGTCAGGGGATAACTGCCATTCCCGTCCCTGACAGAGATGATCTTCTCGATGTAGTGCTTGGCCTTCTTCAGATCCTCCAGACCGTTCTTGTCCTTCCACCGCGTGAGATATTTGGTGACGTTCCCTTCCAGATAGCCCACATTGTACAGAACGATCAGGTCCCAGTGCTGGAACTCGCTCTTGTAGTGCGTTCCTCCATACTGAACCTCATTCACTTGCGTCACGTCGCGTGGCCTCCTTGATCGTGAGAGAAAGGAAGTCCGATGTCCGTTCAGGCGAGGTGATGCCATCCAGGCACGGACGAATCAGTTCGAAGAAGACAGTGTGCAGAGGCTGCGGCAGGCGCTTCTTGTCCACCATATTCTGGAGAACCTCGATAGCGGTAAAGAGAGGATCCCGAACGTGTCGGTTTCCCAGGTTCCACTGATCTCGGCACCACAGAGCGAACTCCAGCATGTCCACGGCGGCAAGCCATTCGCTCTCCGGCTGGCTGAGAGGTTCCACCAACCCAAGGATGCCGTCCACATAGAGCTCGTTCTGCTTGTACCCCACGCCAAGTGAGGGGAAATCGTACTTGGCGGGATAGGGAAGGTCTCCCATCCAGCGCTCCGCCAAATCGTGTGCCATCGTAGCGCGAACCAACCTGGGACTGGGCTCCGGATGGAACAGAAGCAGGAGCATGGTAGCGTTCTAGCTGTGGCTGGCGATGTTGTAGGTTCCGTGATGGAGCATGCAATGCACGCGCTGGACATTTCCAGCCTCACGCACCATCATGACCTTCTGAACCGGCGAGAGAGGGCTCTTCACTTCAGCCTCCGATCCAGCCACTCTGTGCACGCCTGTCCCCAGTCCCGGGCTGCGATCTGGCTGGCCGATCGCAGAGCAGCAAACGTGTTGCCCTGCTTGTGCCAAGCATAGGCTTCTACCATGGGTCGCAGGGTATAGTTGAAGAAGACGGTCCTGTAGTTGACAGCATAGGCGTCCTTCGGACCGGTCATAAGGAATTCCATCATGTCCTGATTGAAGTCCCTGATGTCCTCATTGTTCTGGATGAGAGGCATCGCCTCCACCTGACGCGCCCTGTAGTAGTCGTTTCCGAACTCGGCTCGTGGCTTGGAGATGAGCGGAAGAAAGACATCGTCGTAGGCGTGGAAGTTGTTGCTCATCTGGAAATAGCGACCGACCGGCACGCCGATCACATGAGCCATATACTCCTGCATGAAGCTGAAGTGGACCACGTTGGCGCCATAGCAGCCCCAGATGATGTCGTTGCTGCGATTGCACACCGTCATGTCCAGGCGGCCGTCCACGATTCCGAAGTAGATATGGGTATTGCAGGGGACGTCCTTGCTGCGGTTGTCGAACGAAAGGTCGTGGCTGGGGTCCCACATTCCCACCACGGATCGACGATCATCAGGCATATCCCGCAGTCGCGAAGCCACGATCTCCAACTGGTCTCGATCGAAGTATCGGAGCCAGCGATACCCGTAGGCACCTTCGAAGGTGAGACCATCATTGCTGAAGCGACCCATGGTCTTGACGAACCACCTGACCCGCTCCACGTCGTTGCAGCCGCCCAGCATCCAGACAGCTTCGTAGAGATGGAAGAACGGGTTGGCGTCCCTCTCAGGCCAGAACAGGACTCGTTCCGTGGGACGTTCGTAGACCGTCGTGACCGGCATGTCCATCATGTGGACATCTCCGTTGCGACTGCTGCGACTGACACCCATGTTCTGAAGCAGATCCATACCCTTGATGATGGCGTCATTGACGTTTCGCGCTCGGACGACGTACATACTACTTCTCGATCTCCTTCACATAGGGGTCGCGCTCCAGGTCCTCTGGAGTGTTCCAACTGTGATAATTGTTCTTATTGAGAACATGAGCGTAGCCGTAAGCTCCATTCAGAGCCGTACTGAGATAGAATTCCCCGTTCTCACTGGGCTCCATCCCAAGGCTAACCTTCAGCATCACGCGGAGCTCCAAGGCATCGTGATAGTACCACGCACCCGCGCAGGCGTAGGGACTGAGGTAGATCTTCTCAGCCATACTTTCGAAGAGAGGAGCGTCGTCGACGTGGCTGTAAGGACTTTCGTCGTAGATGCGCTTCTTGAGATGACTGACCTCGATGCAGAGCGTCTCCAGGCTGATGCCAGTCAGCCCCCAGATAGCCCAGGGAACACAGAGGGCGGCGTCACTATTGATGATGAGAACAGGTCCACTCACGCCTTCCAGGAGCTGATAGATGGTGTCGGCCTGACCAACGGTTTTCTCGATGGCGATGCTGTCGATCCCGATCCATTGCTCCCGAGCCGCCTGCAGCATGTCGGGACGCACGCCAGCGATGACGTTCCAGCTTGGGCGAGCCGCGCTATAGACAGCATGCTCAAGCATCGTGGCATAGCGTCCACGAAACCTGAATCTGATCAAAGGCTTGGGGCAGGTATAACCAGCCTTCGAGAAACGCTGACCTAGCCCGGCTGCCGGGCAGATGACTGTAGGACGACGGTCCACTGAGTCTCCCTCTGGATGATTTCTGCGATCTCCGGTTGATCTTCGATGTAGATTCCAGGAACAGGTTGAGCATTCAGGGCTGCGATCTTGTCACCCAGACTCTGCTGGCAGAAAACTTTCTCCGGACGCAGCATCCAGATATCCATGATGGCCCTGACTGCCGGATAGCTGGCTCCGGTTAGAATAATACCGCCGTGACGGTACAGCAACCTGAGCGGCGGCAGAGGCGTGAGAAGATGAACCCGCTGGAGATAGAGCTGATTCTTTTTCTCGTGGATCTCCTCGTTGTCCAGCCATTCTCTGGCTGGTTGGCCCCAGAAATTTTCCGGCGGTATGATTCCAGCTTCTTCGTAGCAGTGGAAGATCACATAGCGATTGTCGAACAGAGTGCCGTCGAGATCGAACGCTAGAGGAGACGCGAACACCGTTGAATCGCCTCCTGCTGCGTCAAAGAAGCCCATTGCTTGATATCCTCTCGCTTGGCGTAGGGAAGAATTCTCTGGCAATGAACAGCCAGCCAGAACCACGCTTCCGCGCTGATCAGAACTTCTTCCATGTATGGTCCCACGTAGCAATCGCTGTTCCTGTAGACGGGATCCATGGTACTGCCATTCAGGATGTCCTCCCATCCCATGTAGCTCTGTAGAACCTTTCCTTCGTCTACTTCTTTCCAGCTTGGGACCCTCTCCCTGGGAGGAATCGGATCGATCAGTTTGATTTCCCAGCTCTCCCTGGTCTGCATCACGTTTGCAACCGTTGCATCTCCGTGAGTAAGAACCTCGAGAGGGAAGCCTTCTCCGTAGATCGTCTTGAACAATTCTCCCAGCATCTGCGAACCCGTATAGCGAGTCCAGTCGATGAAGCGATCCGGACGAAACGAATGCTGGATAGCCGCCGGTCGGTTCCACACTCTCAGTCGCAATCGCTGAAGGATACGTTCACAGGCGGAGAGACGATTGAGAGGCTTCCACTCGTAGAGCTTCTCCATCACGTAGCCGTGGTCCGTGAATCGACGCACCTCCGGACACACAGCGGGACCGAGGATCTCTACGTAGAAACCTTGCTCCCGAACACCGTTTCCCTCCTTGAGAACGACATCGGAGAGAACACTGATCTCTGCTCCGCTGTGGCCCAGGTTGCTCATGCCTTCTGCCCCTGGGCCAGAGCCTTCTTCCAGTAGCAGGTGACCTCCACCCGCGGAATACTGGCCTTGTAGGCTCGCTCCCTGGGGACGACCAGCCCAGGGTGCAGCTGGGCCAGCTTGTAGGCGTCCTCGTTGCTGGCCTCCGTCGTACGCTCCAGACTGGCACCGCCGGCTTCGTTGTAGACGTTGTCGCAGGCCCAGTGACTGAGCACGACGTTCTCGTACCCCTTGCGGAGCAGTTGCAGCGTGTAGTCGAAGTCCTCGCGATGTTGGATGCGTCCGAGCTCGCATTCCGTTGCGACGACCTGGGGCCGATAGCCCAGGACGTACATCATGCGGGTGTTCATCTCGAAGGGGGACTTCAGGTTGTTGTTTCCGCCACGTGCGCTGACTCCGACATGAACGTACTTGTCCAGCAGAGCGCTCAGAGTGCTGAGCATCTCGTTCAGACTTTCCGGAGAGGCCGGCTCCAGCTTGACCGTGTCTCCGATGCGATTGAAGAATCGGAGGTCATCGTCGAACATGACCAGCTTGTCGGAGTCCTTGAACTGACGGAGGATGTAGGCACGCTTGTCGGCGATGGACTTGACCCCATCCGGTCCCGTGGGGACGAGAAACGTCCGCATCCCCTGTGCGCGAAGCTCTCCTTCGTCTACCTCGTCGCAGACAGCAAGGATGTTGTCCGCGAAATCCGTGAACCGAAGCTGCTGGTAGGTTCGCTGGTTGGCGACTCGACGATAGGTGGGGATGACGATCAGCATGACTGAGTGTTCTCCTCTCTCTTGGAAGCTCTTCGTTTGCGGGCATCCAATGCCCGGCTCTTCTTCGCCGGCATCTCACCCCGCGGTGTATAGGTTGATCGAGGTCGCCCCTCTCCGAGACGCACACGTTCGTACTTGTCGAATTCGCAGAGCTGAAACTGGATATCGCTCAGGTCCAGGCCCACCCAGCCGAGAGGCCAGAAATTGTGTCTGTACTCGTAGATCTCCTGCATCTCTTCAAGAGCCTGCTTCGGTACGATGTTCTTTTCCAGACGTCGACCAAACAAGCGATTGAGGCCGCGCCGTGCTCCCGGACCAGCGGGACTCCACTGGTTGAAGTCCGCGGGCTTCTCCCCATTGGGCCAGAAGCCCTCTGTGAGCATGGTGTCGAGGAGAATCTCCTTGGTCATGAACCCGGTCCCGCCGTATCCGGTGATGCGGGCCATGCGCTTGGCTGTGGCTCTCCAGCTATCGGTCTGATGAGCTACCTCCGTGATCTCCTCTTTCTGGTCCCATAGATCCTGAAGGAAGCTGCGAATCACGACGTTGATCTTCGTGTCGCGCAGCCCTTGGTTGGTGATGACGTACGCTCCCGTGAAGATGACGTTTCCACCACGCTCCAGAGATTCCAGGAACTCTGCCATGGTATCGGCGCTGAAGTTCTCCGTCCAGCCTAGCGCGCTAACGGTCTCCCATCTTCCGATGTATCGGGCTACGGCACAGTTGAAGAGATAGACTTCCGGCCGCCCGCTCAGCGGAACGTGGTCCCTATACCAGCGAGAGAACTGCTGGGTGGTCCAGTCGTGCTCCCTCTTGACGTTGGTGAACTTGTACTTCTGCAGGATGGGATCGTCGGTCCAGGGACGAGGCTTTCCCTGTTCCTTGGCAAGACGGATGCCTTCCCGCTTGGTCATGAAGAAGTAGAAGTCGTCGATTCGATCAGTCATGTCGCTCCAGCTTCACGTAGCCCTTGCGCACGGCGTAGGCCAGCTCTTCGCGAGCCCATCCAGCACGACGACCCGTCATGGCCGGATGGGATTCCTCCGTGGCCAAGAACTCGGCCACCGTATGGCCATCCAGCTCCATGAGGATGGAGAACTGGGTATGAGCCCACGTGTCGGGTCGCTTGTGATTGTTCTGCGTCTGCAGTCGGATGATGGAATCCGGCCGATTGATCGGCTTCCGGCCACGCTTCCCCTTGGGCTTCGGCTCGGAGGATTCGGTCACGGTCTGAGGCTTGACCGTCTTCTTGGTTGGCACCACCTTCTTGGGCGCTTCCACCTTGGGCTCGGCGGCTCGCTTGGCTTCCAGAGCGGCCAAGGTCTGCTCGATACCCTTGGTTCGCGTGTGGAAGCCCTTGATGTTCTTCCCCGTGACGCTGTTGTAGATGCTGAGAATGACCGTCATGGGGGTCTTCTCGAAGTCTTCCACCGTCTTGAAGTTCTCGTACATGGCTCTCTGCTCCATTTCTTTCGGAGAGTGGGTTCTGGCCCACGCTTGCCTGTACAGTCGGCGATTGGAAGAGAAAAGTAAAGCTCTTTTCTCCCTATGCTAGCGAATTGCCGTTCCTCTGCCTAGTCGTTCAGGTTGTGGTAGAGCACCTGCATCAGTTGGTCGTGAGAGGGGACCGGTCGCTCCTTCCAGGGCCACGTAAGTGGGGTCCAGCCCAGGAGGGTGAGGCCCAGGAAGTAGAGGGCGGGCAGATAGAAAGAGAGTTGGGCCATGGCAACGGCCAGAACATATCGCTTCTGACCATAGAGCCTGCCGCCCCGCATGGCCAGTCTTTCGTGCATACAGGCTGCCAGAGCGAAGTCGGCCGCCGGCTTGCTGTAGAACAGGCCCTTCCAGCCGCCTCTTCCGATGTGATAGGCCAGATCGTGGAGGTCGCAGCAGTCGTCGAAATTCGCGCCTCCCACCTCATCGGGGATGAGCTTTTCGATCGTATGAGGACCGCACCCATTGGGGAGGAACTTGGTGGGTCTGAATCCGAATCGTTCGGCGAGCGTCTTCATTCGCAGCTCCGTTCCCCAGTCTCGGGGTTGATGGTACAGGCTTCGGCCTTGGGGGTAGCAGCTTCCAGAACACCCTGCCGCTTCCCTCCCTGGGTGAAGGTGGTGCAGCCCTTGGCTCCCTCCATCCAGGCCGTCATATAGATCTCCTTGAACTGGTCCCAGGGAGTATCGGCCGGCACGTTGAGGGTCTTGCTGACACTGCTGTCTACGAAGGCTGCTGCCAGTGTGAGAACCTTCAGATGCTCAGCAATACTGACTTCCGCTGCTGGCTTTCCGTAGACCCCCAGTGAGGCAACCCCGTAGTCGGGAATGATCTCCTCACGCTGGCCATCCTCCATGAATACGCGACGTCGAATCTCGTGGTGGAAGACCGGCTCGATTCCGCTGCTGATGTTGTCGGCCGCCAGACTGATGGTTCCAGTGGGCGCGATGCTGGTCAGGTGGCTGTTGCGAATGCCGTGGTTGTAGATGTCCACCTGGATATTTTCCGGCAGCGTCTTGATGAAGTTGCTGCTGCAGTAGCGACGGTCGAAAAGAGGGAACGGGCCCTTCTCCTTGGCCAGCTTCACACTGGCGCGATAGGCCTCATCCCGTAGGGTGGCCAGAATGTCGCGAAGGTGGCGAAGAAAACGATCTCCCCCGTACGGGAACCCGCATGCCTCCAAGGCATTGGCTGTTCCGGTGAGGCCAAGACCCATGAGCCGCTTTGAACGTGCCTCTTCTCGCTGCTGGGGAAGTGGGTAGATGGCTCGATCCACCACATTGTCCATGGCCCGCACTACGACGGGAATGTCTGCACGGAAAGCATCCCAATCGAATACCGTGTCGAAATCTCCAGGCTTGAGATAACGAGTGAGGTTGAAACTGCCCAGGAGGCAGGCCCCGAACGGCGGAAGGGGCTGCTCGCCGCAGGGGTTTGTGGCTGCGATGTTCTCGCAATAGTAGAGATTGTTCATCTCATTGATGCGATCTATGAACAGGACGCCGGGCTCTGCCCAATCCCACGTGGAACGCATGAGCATGTCCCACAGGTTGGTTGGATCCACCGTGCGATAGACTTTGCCATCGAAGCGCAGCTCGAAGGGCCTCTTGTTGATCATCGCCCACATGAATTCGTCGGTCACGGCGACACTGACGTTGAAGCCGGTCAGACGATTCTGATTCTGCTTGGCGTGGATGAATTCTTCGATGTCGGGATGGTCGATACGCATGACGCCCATCTGTGCACCACGACGATGCCCGCTGGAGGCGACGCAGCGACAGATAGCATCATAGATCTCCATGAAGGAGACCGGTCCACTGGACTTGGAACCCAGCTTGCGGATGTCTGCTCCACGGGGCCGAAGTGAACTGAAGTCGTACCCGATCCCTCCCCCCATCCGCATGGTCTGAGCGGCCTGCGTGGCTCGCTCCATGATGCTGCCGCTGCCTTCCACGAAACTGTCTTCGATTGTTCCACTGACGAAGCAGTTGTAGGGCGTCACCACTTTGGTGCTGCCCATGGCAGCCTGGACACGGCCTGCCGGAAGGAAACGCATCCCCAGCAGGATGTCCCTGAACTGATGGAAGTGATCCTTGCTGTCTCCCAAGGCATTGGCGATCCGATTGGCCGCCTCGCGGAAGGTCTCCCCTGGGCTTCGGTACTTCTGGGCATGAAGTTCATCGGAGAAGGGAAGTCGCGGGCCGATAGAAGACAAGAGTGGTGCCTCCTGGAAGGAAGTTGGGGAAGATGAATGTTACTCAACCGCGACGATGGTCACACGTTCGCTGGCACGAGTGATCGCAGTGTAGAGCCATCGATTGGATTCACTGAACTTCTGGCTCTCGTCGAAGATCAGGACGCTCTCCCACTGGCTTCCCTGAGCCTTGTGAACCGTGAGAGCATAGCCGTAGTCGAATTCCTGAGCTTCCTTCCTCTCCCAGAAAGACATCTGGGGCGGCTGCTGGCCCAGGAAGCAGCGCCACGCCGGAACGGTGATCTCGATGTTCTCATCGTTCTTGACTGTGATCAGAACGTGCTCGGCTTCCGTGTCGGCTGCATTGTCCAGGCACTCCGCCACGGTCCACAGGCTGCCGTTCAGCAGACCGAGGCTGTGGTCGTTGCGCAGGCATACCAGCTTGTCTCCGGGTACCAGCTGACCCCCCGCGTCCAGACCCTTGATGTTGCGCATGCGCTGATTGACGTGATGGCGGGTTGCGTTGCGGCCAACCAGAATCTGGTCGTGGCTGAGGGGAACGTCCGGAGTCAACGTCCCGGGAGGGAGAACGGCGCTGCTGCCGTAGCTGCCACGCTGCAATCGCTGCCCGGTGCGCACCTGGGTGGCCAGCCGCAGAACGGGGCTGTCCTGGGCCTGTCTGTGGACCTCGGTCAGCATGACGTCGGGCTGGCCGTTGGTGAAGAAGCCGCCGCCTCCCACCGGGGGGAGCTGGGCAGGATCACCCAAGACCAGGATGGGCGCGCCGAAACTCAGCAGATCCTCACCCATTTCCTTGTCAACCATGCTGCATTCATCAATTACGACGAGACTGGCCCCCAGCACGTCGCTCTCGTGGTTGAGGCGGAAGTGCGGGGTGTTGACGCGGGTCCTCTCCTCCTGGATGAGGAAGTCCAGCCGCTCCCTGCGGATCTGGTCCTGCCAGCTGGGATTCTCCAGCTTGGAGATCTCTTCGAATTCCTGCAGCAGAGCTCTGAGCGTGGACTGTCCCTTCTCCTGCGGCAGATAGATCATCTGATGGATGGTGCTGGCGTTGGGGCATCCCTTCTTTCTGAGGACCAGAGCTGCCTTCCCAGTGTAGGCGCCGAACAGGACACTGCTGTCGTGGCCAAGAGAGGCGGCGAAATGCTTGGCCAGTGTGGTCTTCCCGGTTCCGGCGTATCCGAAAACCTTGAAGACCGGCTTGTCACCCCTGCGGAGCCATCGACCAACGGCATCCAGGGCATCTTCTTGCTGCTTGGACCACAACATGAGGCAGATTCCTTCGACAAATGGGGCGGATGAGTGTAGTACCCCCACCGCATGCACAGTGGCACTCATCCGCCCCGTCCAGCTTCGGGCCCTACCCCAAAGCAGACTCCCCGGTCGTTCCTCCCGTGGTTAGAAGGCCGGATTCGACTTGTCGAAGGTGCCGTCGCCGGCGTCCTCGTCCGCCCCGCCGTGGGACTGGAGCGAGTCGTCCGCGGCCTGCACCGCTCCCGAGTTGATCATCTCGCGCAGGTCCTTGGCGGCCTGGAAGCGAGGATCGCTGGGGAGAAGCAGCGAGCTCTTGATCTCCCCGTCGGCGGGATTGAGGACGAAGTTGAAGAAGGTGCCCTTCGTGTTCTGCTGCTTGACCGTGGTCACGCGAACCCGATGAGCGTAGATCGGAGGCTTCATCTTGCCGCCGTTCTTGGTCGGAAGCTGGAACATCTGGATCTTGGTGTTCCACTTCTTGTAGACGGCGATCTTGGTGGAGCTGAAGCTGAGGATCACCGGCTCGAGACCGTTGTCCGTCACCATGACGCCCCAGATCTCGAAGGTCTGGACCAGCTGGTTTCCGGTCTCGGTCACGTACTTGCCGAAGTCCTTGCTGTTGGCCTTGGCCTTGACGACGACGTCGCTCGTGACCTCGTGCTTGCCGACGAAGCCTCCACCCTTCTCCCGCGGGACCCACTCGACGAACCACTGCTTGGTGTAGCAGGGCACGAACTCGAACCCCTTGTCGCCGGCGAACAGATCGTCCGTGACCGTGTTGTGGAGAAGACCGGCCTTCGCTCCTTCGAGCCCGCCCTCCGAGATGACCTTGCTGTTGGACTGGATGATACCGATGAAGGGAATCTTCACGTCATCCTGGGTCTGGTTCTCGAATCCCTGACCCGCGTCACTGCCGTAGTCGTAGAGAGCAACCGCGCTCTCTTCCGTCGTCTTCGCTGCCGTATCCTTGGCCATTGTGGCCTCCTGTTCCAGTGCAGAGGGTTAGTTAACGGCCCCCAGTGCTTTAGCCGCTAGCCGGTCAGACCCCTACTGCGAGGTCTTTTCCCGTCGTAGACGCTTGGCTCGTCTCCGAACCAGAATGTAGGCATAGATCGAGAACACGAGAATGACTGGCCACAGCAGCATTCCGGTCCAGACCTCCCCCACCGTGATCGGAGCGGGTTCGTTGAAGAATACCCACGTCGTAATGAGAAGCCCGACGAAGCAGTAGACACCGACGGCTGCGATGAACGTCATCTCTTCCTCTTGGGGGCGGTGATCTTCGCGATCTTCTGCATGTGGGCACCGAATGCCTTGAGCGGCACTTCCTCACCTGCTGCCAGCTTGTCCGTCAGGAACTTGGTGAGAGTGCTGCTGTGGATCTTGAGATACTCGCTCATGGGTAGCGGGATCTTGCGCTTCTCGCAATCGCGTTTGAACTTGCGAGCGAACGCTTCCTGCGACTTGTCGAACGTGATTTCGAATCCTCGCCCCAGCAACGCGCTGCCGCCATTGTCGTCGATCCACGCCATGGCGAAGGCGTACTTCTCTTCATCCTTGGGCACACTGACCCGCAGCTTCTCATCCACCTCAATGGTGAAGCCGTTGGCGAGCGTGAACTTCTTGATGCCGAGTTCTCCCATCAGAAGCGGAATCTGGTTCCAGGAGATCTCCCTGTGCTCGCTCTTCAGCTCGTTGAGCTTCTCTTCCTCTTTTGCGATGCGATCTTCCAGGTCTTGCTGCATGGTGGCGAGGTCAGTGAGGAGTTGGAGCTTGTCCTCACTGGGAGCTTCTTCGTATCCACTATAGTCGGGAACTTCTTCTGCTGTCATGGTAGGGATGACCTCTTTCTGTGTGGGACGGGGGCCACTGTGGCACAAGCCCAGGGCTAGGGCAAGGCCTCGTCGATGTTGACCACCACCTTGAGATATCTCTTTTCCTGACCGTTCCATTGCAGGAAGTTGATGGTGGCGCTGTACTCCGACGCGACGGCCGTTGTAAGGCCGATGAGACATGGATTGCCGATCAGCAGTAGGTAGTCATCCTGAGAATACCACCTGAGTTTCTCGTGGAGCATTGGGACCACACCGCTGTCCCAGGGACGGGACTGGGGCCCAAGGAGGAACTCCAGACGGCCGAAGTCTTCTGCCGGTCGCAGGTTGAACATGGGAACGAATACTCCGCGCTCGTTCTTCATCACCTGCTTCTGGACCACGTACACTACAGCCATGACTGGATCTCATCCCCGGTGACCTCACTGGCCACGTTGCGCTTCTTGATAAGAGAGCTTGCGATGTGCTCGTCCACAGTACGGGCGGCCATCAGATCGATGATGCTGACAGGATCGGTCTGACCAATGCGGTGGAACCGATCCTCGCTCTGAAGCCGATCAATCAGTTTGAAACTGTTGTTGTAGTACACCATGGACTTCGCTTCTGTGAGCGTGAGGCCGGTTCCGCCCACCGCTGGATTGGCGACGAAGTATTGCACGTCTCCAGCCTTGAAGCGTTTGCGAGCCAGCTCTCGGTCGTCACCGCTGACCTTTCCATCGAAGCGAACGCACTTGTTACCCAGTGCCTCACAGATCTGATCGACGTCCATGCGGAATCGGGCCCAGATGATGACAGGGTGGTTGTAGTTCTCCAGGGTTTCCAGAAGAAGACCAATACGTGGGTTCTTCTTGTCGATCATGTAGACCGGTTCTTCCCCATCTTCGGTGGGTAGGTACCCACAGGTCACTTGCTGCATGCGGAGAAGCCGAACGATTGCCAGCTGGGCATCCAGAATGTCCCCATTGGAAAGCTCTGCGATGAACTCGTTCTTCAGTTGCAGGTATAGCTTGATCTGAGCAGGGGTCAACTCGTAGTATCGACGGCTGTAGGTCTTGGGGGGAAGATCCAGAACATCTTCCTTGAGTACTCGGCTGGAGATGGGTCTGATCCACTCCTTGAGAACTTCGAGATTGCGATAGCCGACCGGGAAATCTTGCCCGTTGGCATTCTTGGCAAAGATCCCGAATGTATGCTGGAACACTTGGAAGGTCGGTATGCCGTGAGCCTTCCAGAAGTCCTGGTCCAGAAATCGGATCTGGCTGTAGACATCGAACGGGCTGTTGGCAACAGGTGTTCCCGTGAGAATCCTCTTGGTCGTGGCATAGCGACCGGCTGCGATCAGGCTCATGGTGCGCTTGGCACCTGGGGTCTTGATGTTGTGAGCTTCGTCCAAGACCATGTGAATACTGCCACGGCGACGTATGAAGTCCTTGACGGTCTTCTTTCCAGCTTCTGTCATGAAGGCATCGTAGCTGATAGTCATGAGAGCCAGACCCTTGAAGCGGAGAGCGTACTCCACTTCATTCTTCTGCATCTTGGTTCCTGCCCGGCTGGTCAGATAGCTGAATGCGTGAGTCTTGGCTGCTACATCCTCCGGAAGATGCAGAGGAAGCTCGTCGCTGAGCCAGTTGCGGTGAACTGCATTTGGGGCCACGACGATGGCGGTGTCGATGCGCCCAGTGCGAAATTGGTGGGCGATGGTGTCGATGCTGATCTTCGTCTTTCCGGTTCCCTGTTCCCAGAAGAAGGCGAAGGAATCGGAATCAGAAGTTCTTTCAAAGTCGGCCCTCTGGTGGGCCATGGGTTCTGTCTTGAACATGACTTAGGTGACTTACCTTACTTAGAAGAAATAAATCGACAATGGGAAGAAGCCGCACCCCTGGGTGTAGTTCTCTCGATGCGCGGATAGAAAACCACCCAAGTATGCCTAAGCACCTAAGTCACTGGGCCTTGTAGACCCGAGCCGGGAGCTCGAAGTGAGGGCCGTCCACGAAGGCACGCAACTTCTTCGCCAAGCGTCGGGCCACGTAGGCTTCCTCTTCCTTTTTCGGATCACCGATGGACTGCAGCTCCCGATCCCACACGCCACCCCAGCGGATGGGGACGCCCTGCTCCTTGGCGGCACGCTGGACTGCACGAGCGATCTTGAAGATTGGTTCCCACTCCCACCGCATCTTCCCGTTCACGTAGGGAATCAGGTCGACGGCGTGTCCGGTCAGGTGACGGCTCTTCGACGTTCGACTGGCACCCGCCTTGACCAGAGCAGCCTGTTCTTCCGGGGTACGCATTCCGTCGTGGACAGCGAAGTCGACTTCGCTGTATCGGAGTGCCTCATTCACCACACGGATGAGATCGGGATGGACCCCAACTAGCTCCTGCTTGCTCTTCTTTCCGAATTTGAAATTTTCCATTATGCTCTCCACTTCCCTTTCCACATCGTGATGATCGCGCGTTTTCCATTCCTATACGTGACGATATGACTGTGGGACCAACTGCTTCCTCCCACATTGTAGCCCATGTCCAGCTGTCCACTGACACCTGCGTTTGCGAGACCATTGAGAAGCAGAGCCGAGTGGGTGTGGCCGCTGTTGACCTTTCTTCCCATGCGACTCAGCTGCGCTGGGCTTCCTCGCTTGCCGTCATTGCCATTGTGACCGTGGATACCGTTCTCGATACCTCCGTCCTTCCCCTTGCACGTGACGAAGGATTCGTCCGGCTTGAGGAACACCACTTCCTGGGGACACCCAGTGAGGCGGAGCGCGTACTCGATCAGATTGAATTGCTCACGATTCTGCATCGCCCGGTACTGGCTAAGGGCTAGCTCCAGGTAGAAGACGGAGTTGGGCGGATCCTTGCGATAGTCGGTCTCTCGCAACCAGCGGCCGAGAGCGTTGTCATGGTTGCTGTTGACCACGATCGTTTTGCAGAATGGGCGACTGGCACGGGCGAGGAATTCACTTGTGACTTCGCACTCCATCTTCACGCTTTCCATACCGTCTAGCCAACGACGGAACATGGCGTGAGGATTTCCGGTGTCGTGATGATTGCGACAGTAGAAGTCCAGAACATCGTGCATGAATTGATACCTGGGCTTCAGAGTGTCGAGCATTCCGCCCGGATTCCAGGCCAATTCGTCGACCGTTGGATCGATCCTCAAGGCATGGATGTCGCCCCAAGTGATGGATTCGACAGTCTCATCGCTTTCCCTGACCTCTCCATTCATGGCGACGAGGTTCAGATCGTAGATTCGACCATTGTCTTCTGCATGAAGCTGTCTGACAAACCACCGACCTGCGCTGTCGACCTCTACCAGCAGACCGCCGTAGGCGTGGTGGTGCTCTGCCTTGATTCCAGCTGTCTTCTTAATGTAGTTCAGCTGTCCGATTGTTCCAGTGGTGTAGTTGAACTTCGCTGGATCGAACTTTGAAGTAGGTACGCTCTTCAGAGCGATCTTCGCATGTGGAAAGATGCCGGATTTCGTTCCCGTGTAGGTCTCGAATCCAGCGAGTGGATCTGGAGAAGTTGGCAGCGTATTCATGTGGCCGCACCACACTAGCCCAGGTGCGATTTCGATTTGTTGATCGTTGAAGTACGGCACGGCTTCGGGATCATACCAGAGATCAGCTTGGTAGTCATCCTTCGTTCCAGGTTTGACACTCAGCTTTCCGAAAGCGTTCTTGTTGTACGTGAAGCGACTAACGTACAGTTCTGCCCCGTAGTGTTCCTTCAAGGCGAGAAGGTTCTTCCACACCCCCTCGTGGATATAGGTGTTGTTTTGCAGAGATGTGAGAATGTATCTCTTGATCCCTTTCTTGGGAACAGAGTAGTTCTTGACTCGCTGGACAGCACTCTTTCCAGAGGCCAGAGGCTTTTCGCCAATTCCAAGTCGCTTGACATGGTAGTACACGGTGGATCGCTTGACGCCAATGCGTCTCGCCATCTCGCTAATGTTGCCGCCCGTGACTTCGAAAAGCTCTTCGACCCGGTCTCTGGTCGTGCTCAATTGCTCAACCCCTTTACGCTGTCCTTCACAGCCTCCCAGAGGAAGGAAAAGAAACCCGTGACCATAAGCCCCAAGGCAACGAGGATGCCCTTGGACTTGGCGCTGGCCCACGTCTCTCGCATAGCGCGAAGAAACTGCATATCACGCTGGACCTGGAGCGGATTCTGCATGTCCACACCGAGAGAGGTGAGAGTACGCGTGAGCGTCACCTCAGCGGCCTTCTCCGCTGCGTCGTTGATCAGCGCCTTGGTCGCCTCGTCCCATTCCCGCGGTTCCATCTTCGCGCCGGGCATCTTCACTGTTCTCCCTGTAGTAGTTGAGCTGCCAGACGGCTTCCTTGATGAAACGCAAGATCTCTGCGTGGTTCCGCGCGGCGGATTCGTACCCCTTCGGGACGACGCAGAAGTACACCGCGTCCGGATCCCTCCAGTAGCCGGGAGCCAGAACGTGCCAGCTGTAGGACTCCAGTTCCAGCGGCGTCGGTAGAGGAAGAACGGGGCGTGCCGGCGGGACGGGGATGTCCGTTGTCGTCACAGTCACTTCCGGCGGACGCGCAGACGAGCAAGCGATGCATCCGCTGAGTGCCAGCATTGAGAGCATCTTCCACGAGACCCGGCTTTGCGATAGCCAGCCTCGCCAAATCGTGATCACGGAAAGTGTCATTGATCTTGACCTTCTCTCTTCGCGCCCTCTCCTGGGCATCCTTCTGGGCCTGCAGGGTAGCCTGAAGTCGATCGTGAGCATACTTCCACTGCTCGATAACCTTCTTCTGTGAGTCGATGGAAGCAGCATCCACCTTTCTGGCGAGATCGCTCTCTGCCACTCTGGCCGACAGCTGCTCATTGTCCTTGACCACAGATTCGTGATACTTGACAGCCAGCCACATTCCAAACATGACCAGCAGGACAAGAAGTCCGATACCGATCTGCTTGCCGTACTTGGCGAATAGGAGTGCCAGCTGCGGAGGAATCACTTCTTGCTGTCCTCCCATACGGCACCGAACACATAGGATCCGGTGATGGCGCTGATGGTTGTGAAGCCCATGGTCACAGCCGCCTGCATGACCTGAGTGTCGCTGTTCTTCCACAGGGCCCAGGAGATGCAGAGCATGCAGAAGGCCACCACGGTGAACATGAGTCGCCGTCGCACGGCCCAGGAGCTTCCACCTGGATTGCGCTTCTCACTCTTGGAAACCGGGCCCAGAGGAGTGGTGAGCAGCGGATCGCTGGCCGACATCAGACCGGGCCTCCAACCAGCAGACCCGTGATGCGCGCCGCGCTGAGGTTGATGCTGCCGGGATCGCCGTGGCGCACCTGCAACTGAATGGTGGCCCCAGAGGCGAGATCCATCATGCCGCTGAGGCAGAGCGTGGTATCTCCAGTGCTGGCAGCGGCCACCCGGCAAAGGGCGATGTCCGTAGCGGTGCCGCTGGTCGCGCGGATGCGCGCTTCCACGTAGCCGGTCGTGGTGCCGGCCGTGGCAAGCGTGAGATGGGCGGTCCACAGGTAGGTACCGTCCAGATCCGTGCTGGCGGGAATGGTCAGCGTGGCACCAGAAGCAGAGATAAACGGATTGGTGAAGTACGTGGCCGGTTCCCGCCTCCAGGTGCGCTGGGCTGCGGCATTGGCCACGGGAGTGTCCCACGTGACTGCTGCAAAAGTGGCACCCGTGGCAATGCTCTGCGCCGCACCGCTCTTGATGGCGTGGATGCGAGCCTGCTCCATGAGGTGGATCTGACCCAGAGCGCGCCAGAACTGGGAAGAGGTGGGGGAACCCGTGCGATGGCCGCCGGACCACCGGCTGAGGACTTCGATCACATCCTGTGCAGGACTGTGGAAGCCTGCATCACCCAGGGTGCCATCGGCCTGGACACTGCGGATGGCGGGATCCTGCCGACCAAGGTCATTGCCGCTGCCATCGAATCGCTGATAGATCTTGTTCGCAGTGTCGGCCGAGATGAGGGGAAGACCCTGTCGAATGGCGAGATAGTCGTTCGAGAGAGCCGTGAAGTTTCCGCCGGAGGCAGCCAGACGCGCGATATCGAAGAAGTGCTGTCCGGCAGCCGTGCTGATGAACAGGTTTCCGTTCTCATCCGTGCTGATGTAGTTGTCGGCCGTGGCACCTCCGGTATGAGCCAGAACCGCACCCACGATGACGATGCGACGGCCACCGCAATAGACGGGGCCGCTGGTCACGGTGGCATTGGCACCGCTGAACGTCACGCGACCGTACCACGGAGAGAGACGACCATTATTGCCGTTGGAGCTCTCGTGCAACTCGTCGATCATCAGATCGTAGATGAGCTGATTGTCGTTCAGACGAGCCGTGTTGACCTCATCGATGATGGTATTGACCGTGCTCTGGATGGCATTGAAGTTCGTGCCCAGATCGGCCGGATAGTTCACGTAATTGCTGGGACCACCGGACACGCCCTGTCCGTTGGTGAAGTCCAGAAGAAGATCCAGCTTGGTCGCCACGACTAGATGACCTCATTGCCTTCTGCATCCAGGATGATGCTGTCGCCGAAACCTCGCTGGCCCCAGCTGAGATGGACACTGTAGTAGTTGAACGGCCGACGAATGCTCGTATGGCCCCGCGGCGGTCCTGTGCTCACGGTATCATTGCTCTCATCAAGAAGCTGAACGGCGCTCGTGCTGTTGATGCGGTCGCTGGCGCCCACTACGATCCACCGGCCGCCAGCGTTGCGCTGCACCTCCACAGCCTTGCCCCGCGCAGCGAAGCCCCGGCCACCGGCACCCACAGGCGACTTGACCAGGACGTTGCGCAGGGGGCGAGTGGCGCCGATGTCCACGTCCACCACGAAGACGCTGCGGTTGATGCTGGCCGTGTCGTAGTTGAGCAACCGGGGGTCGGTCAGAACCGTACCCCGCCGGGTCTCCTGCCGGGCCTTGATGTCCCGGTTGATCAGCTTCTGCGTCACGTTGCTCACGGATTGACTCCGGCCGTGGTCTCGTAGATGGCCAGTGTAGCAAGCTGCGGCTCAACGCGGGAGATAGAACGCTGGATTTCCGTGACGATGAACTCACGATTATCGGGAAGGTAGAACTTATCTCCCGGAACGAGACGGAGATCGTGTCTCATCACGCAATTCCAGACATTGGCACGCTTTCGCTGAGTGCGAAGCTCGCGGACCGCGATGTCGTCCACCTCCTGCTGGGTGTCAAGCAGATGATTCTCGATCGTGACGTTCCGGATGTCGATGAAGGCAAAGTCGCCCACGCGCGCAACGCCTCTGATCTCCTTGAAGACGTACTCGTACGGTTCTCCCAGGATCTCGTAGTCGCCGCGCCCGATGGTGGCCAATACCAGACCGATAGCGATGCTGGCCGTACCCTCGATGATACGACCCACCGGAATGGTGGCACCACCACCGAACGCGGCGACATTGTCCGGGATGTAACTGGCAGCGATCCGAGCAGCATACAGGACAGTCACCAACGGGGCATAGAAGGCGCCTTCCACTTCGATACGACCAAAGCGGTAGCCACCGTCGTCGTCCGGAGTGATGTTGAGCTCTTCTGCGCCGAAAGGAAGAAGAGCTCCAGTCACGCTGGAGATTGCATTGAGATAGACATTGTCTGCCTGGGCTGTCTTGTCGTCCGACCACGCAACAGGGATGCTGGCGTCTCCGCCGAAGAAGCCCAGGGTGATGGTAGCAGTAGCGAGGGCCTGCTTGGGCTGGCTGATCTTGGTGAGCGTGGATTCCAGGCCGATAACCTCGACCTCGTTCACGTCTTCCAGAGGGCTGTACGGTCTGGTGAACTGTTCAAAGAGATCGAACGTATCGTACAGAATGTCGACCGACTTGGAACTGACATTCTCGTAGAAGCGAAGAATGCCTTCTCCGTCGAAGTATGGCACGAACCCATCCACGAAGGCGATCTTCGCCAACGAAATCATGGGACTCTCGTCCACCATTTGCGTCGTAGCCTGTGTGGTGAGCTGACCGCCAAGGGCTCCAAGCTCAAATTCTGTGTCTGCAAATCCCAGATCATCCTGCAGAATGCTTCGCATCATGAACGAGTACTGGGTGCCCTGATCAAAAGCCTGGGACGTGGTCGTGATCTTGAGCAAGCTGGCCATGCGATCTTCGGCTGCCAGCTGGAGGATGGCGTTGTTGTTGCGATCGCGACCTGCGTTTCCAGCTCGGCCAACGATGGTTCCGGTGAAGGTCCACGGCCACTCACTGACAGGAATATTGTGGGCACGATAGGTGACGTAGTAGGTAGTCGCAGCCACCCACTTGGTTCCGACGCCAGTGATCGTTCCGGCGACCTCGTCCACGGTGTAGTGAGTACCGAGCTCAAGGAGTGTGCCGCCGATGCTTCCTTCTCTGATCTCCACATCTTCCGCAGCAACGATGTCTCCACCGATGACTGCATAGGTTCCAGCCACACCGATTGCGCTTCCGCTGAAGGACTCGTTCTCGTACAGCGTGGAACCAGCCTCTCCCTCACGAATGCGAACGAAGTTGCCCGGCTTGAGCCATCGGCTCTGGCTTCCACCCACGGGATCCCAAACGAGTCCCCGATCCGAGACCTCGAACGTGATGCTATTGGCAAGCAGAGAGCCCTGGGCGAAATCGCTGGATCGCTCCGACATCTGGATCTTGGTAACGTAGTCGGTCAGATCCAACGGACCCGTCAACGGATCCAAGTCCGCACCCTGCACGATTCGACTCAGCGTGTCGGCAGAGTCGGTGCCGCGCGTAGCCCCGTAGTCATAGACGTAGAGCTTCCACTCGCGCTGCCGGAACTTGTTTTCCTGAATGTCCAGGAGGTCTGCACTCAGAGCCCGCACGCTCTACTCCTCGTATTCGCTGACCAACTTCAGGTCCAGCTCCACTCCTCGATCCAGGATACCAGTGGCCACCTCGTCAACCACGCCTGCGTCGAAGAGGCCGATTTCCTTGACGTCCAGCTTCCCTGGGCTTCCGCCAACGCGGAGATCCAGGAGGATGACATTGTAGACCTTCATGGTGCGGTCACGAGGAGCCCAGCGGATGAAGACTTCGGGAGAAGCCACGGCCGGCGGGTTGATGATCATCTCGTAGAGACGGCGGAACATTGCGGCCGTCATGCTGGCACGATTGCCACCACCCTCCCAGATTTCCGTCACGATGACGTCGCTCAGACTGTTCGGCGTGACGAAGGCTTCCGTAGTGCCCAGGGTGCGAACGGTCTGGCTGGTCGGCGGGAATAGCGGGACCTGATCGAAGTTGATGGTCCGATCAGGGTTTCGGCTGTACGTCACCTCTGGGAACGTTCCGCTCAGCGGATGTGTCAGTGTGCGGAACGTGCCGGGGGACCCGGACGAACCTGCAGCAATGATCGTGACGGTGGACTCTGCCGTCACCGTCTCACCGGCAAGAATTTCCCAAGAACCTTCTTCGGTCGGCATCCCTAGATCTCCGGATTGGTTGGAACGACCAGTCGGAAGACCGGGTCGCTTGAGAGGCTGGAAGGCGCAGTGTAGATGGCACTGATCTGACCAGCAGCGTCAGTCACAGCATCCAGATCAGTAGCGAGAGAACCTGGACCACTGGCGATTTCCAACCAACAATTGAGGCCCACCACGGGATTTCCATCGGAGTCCTTTATCGTTCCGACAACCCTTGCCGTACTGGAAGTGATGAGAGGTCGGTCTGCTGCGACGGTCAGGGTGTAGGTTATTTCCGGGATCGTGAAGATGATGGGGAATCCCACGATGAAGGGGTCGGGATCCGCAGAAGGATCCTGCGTAGATGCGTCGGAGACATAGGCGTAGAGAATGTAGACACATTCTCCAGCAGAAGCATGGACGGGAAGATTGCGACGGAGCCAGATGGTGATGAAGGCATTCTGCACCACTGCCTCACTACCGATGTCTCCAACAGGCGTGGCAGCCGCAATCCCGTAGCGATTGATGATGAAGTTGGCCAGCTGCCAGTCGGCAGCCGCGGGATTTCCATTGTCGAAGGGGTTGCCCCAGACACGGAAGGGATTGTCCGTCTCCACGGCGATACTGTCTTCGACGCGCAGAGTATTGGCACCACCGCAAGCCATCATCTCAATGATGGTTCCGTTGTCCTTGACCGGAACCATGTAGAAACGGAAATTGTCCTCGCTTCCCGTGTTGGTCTTCAGGAAGAACAGCATGCGGTGATCAACCCGCCCCGCAATCGCCTGGGCTTCGGTCACATTGGCGAAAACATTTCCCGCACGAGCATAGCGGAAGTCATCACCCGACTGAGGCAGAGCAGAAAGTGGACGGTCCAGTGTGATGGAGTTGGAGCCGGTGTCCACACTTTCAATCTTGGCATATTCTCCTGCCGTAGCTCCGGTGATCATGACAATCCAATCTCCAGCTGCAGGATCGGGAGCTACCCCGTCAATGGCGGTGGAAATCAGAACGGTAGGGGAGGTGCTGTTCGAAGTCAGAGCAACCTGTGTATACGGGGCACTGGCAGAAGGACTTCCAGCAGCGGGACTGTTGCCTCCGAGGCTGAGCGTAGGATCCCCCTGGGTGGAGCCAGTCGTGGCTGCCCCCGAGTAGACGAAGCGAGCGTGTTCGCCCAGGAGGGCCATCAGACCGTAGCCGCCAGAGTGTCGATCTCGCCTTCCACGTTGTCCTCGTACCGAATGAAGGCAAACGCCTGTCCGTTGGCATCGGTAGTGGCGCCGCTATTGAGCAGCGTTCCGTGGGGAGGCGTGAGCTTGACATTGCGATGACGGTAGCGAACGTAGATCGTAGCAGAAGGCCAGCTTCCAACTGGCGTGAGTTCTCCCGTAGCGAAATTGACGGTGTAGTCGGTGGTCACGGCAAGTAGGGTTCCGCCGTTATCCACATCGTTGCCAGAACGAACATCCAGGGTTCCATCATCGTCGATCTCTGCGGCGTCCACCGTATAAACGCCAGCACCCAGGGAGGCTCCGTTGAAGGACTCCGCTCTGGTGCTCAGACGACTGAGAACGAAAGTGATCGAGGAACCCACAGCCAGATTGCCGAGATCCGTGTTGGCGATGACTCGTGCCCGAATGGTTCTGTTTTCCGTAACGGCAGTCGTTGGAGTGGGAGTACTCAGGCGATCAACGACGGTGTCGCGCTGCCATCGAATGATACGAGAATAGAGAGCAACCGGAGAATCACCGTTCTCGCTGT